GACGATAGGGAGTTTTCGCTTGTCATTGCGAAACCGGACGCCCTCCATCAAGAGGACTTGGCTTACCCAGCCTCGATCCTCTCGATAGACCATAACCGGCGTTTCGGTCGCAATCACCGCTCGGCCATCCTTCACGGTCCCGAATTGGCGAACGATCGAACCGCCCTCGATGGGCTTTGCTTGATGTCTTGCGTCGAGCTCTTTTCGTCGCTTGATTAGGTCTTGCTTGTTCATGCCGTCACCTCAGCCGGTAGCGTGTCAACCGATCCGTCTTTTGCGTCGTCGATTAGGGCCTGTACGCTCGCTTCGCTCATGCCGACCGACGATAGGAACACCTTTGCCGCCGCTTCGCTAATGGCCCCGCTAGCTAGCTCGTTGAGGGTCTTATCGATGGCCTTGCGATTGCGGTTAAATTGGAGCGTTGAGAGCCCCATCATTTCGCCGCTGCCGGTCGCTGGTTGGGTTTCTGCCGCTCCTTGGGTTTGAGCCGCCGAAATCGCTAGCTGTTGCTGTTCGGGAGTCTGCAAGCCTAGCTTTTGAAGCAATCGATTTTCCTTGGCCCGCTGTTTGAAGACTTGGCGATAGCTAAGACCCCTGGACCCAAGCACATTGGCATAAGTGTCCGAGAATGAATTGATCGCCATTTCGGCAGCTTGCTGTTCGGATTGAGGGTCAACCCACTCCCATTCTGGCGTCTGCCATTCGACAGGGGTAAACCGCCTGCGGTCGCTTAGGAGGTCGAACGACGACGGAAAGCCCTCTAGATCGGTAATAGCCGCGTAGGTACAAAACTCATCCCACACGGGTTGCAGGAGGTGTCGAATGATGTACGCCTGTACGATCCTGTAACGCCGACGGTCTTCGAGTTGGCTGGTCCGGCTCGAACTGTAGCTGGTCTGCGAATAGTCCCGAGCTACAACCTCGTAGGATAACCCGGTCCCTACCGCGATTCCGCGAAGGATGAATTTAATCCATTCTCCCGCACCGTTATTGGGTCGAGTTGGGTTGATAACGTCGACCGATTCCCCTGGATTCAAATCGAAGATCAGACCGGGTTCAAGGTATCGCTCCCTGTTGCCGTTCTTGTCGGTTCCGCTGCCGGTCTCTGGATCGGACAGGCTTCCTATTGGCGTCTCAGTCTTGATCGCTGCGGTAAGGCAAGATGCAATTGCCGAGGATTGCAATTCGTTGTCTTTGTACGTTCCGAGGTCTCTGATATCCGACAACACCGGAGCAAACCACGTAACGCCTCGTTTCTGCCCGACTCGATCCTGCCGGAATAGGTGGATAATCTCCCTGGCCGGGATTTCCTTTGGCGTTCGGCTTACTGCGTAAGGCTGCAAGGGGTGGTCTTCGTAGATCATATAGGCAAGAGGCTTGCCGTATTCGTCGACCTTGATGCCGCGAATAACCCGCGTACCATCGCCGCGATCGATGCCCGTGTTGTACGTGTCTCGATCGGTCGCTAGCCGGTCGACTTCGATAACCTCAAGAGCAAAAGGAATCGGTCGGCTAATGCCCCGGTATTCGGTCGACGGTAGACGAACCTTGCGAATAAGGATTTCGCCTGCCTCAACCATTTCGCGAAGTGCGATAGTTTGGATTTCTTCAAGCGTCAGCTTTCCGTTGATATCCGCGACTTCGGACCATTCCGACCAAGTTTTATCGCGCTGATCGTTTACGTCTTCAACGTCATCCCCCAAAGGGGTCTCGAACGTCGATTGGGCTTGAATGCCTGTGCCAACGACAGAGGAAACGATCGTATCGACGGCCCCCCAAGCGTATGGATTGTCCCTGACCAGCCGCCTAGCCTCTGCCCTGAGTCGGTCGGCGCCAAATGGCCCCATTAGCTCTTGGTCGGCTGGTAGATTCTTAGGGTGTCTGTTGCTGCTTACCCGCGATGGTTCGGCCCCTTGGTACGATCTGGCAAGGGCTTTGCGTGCCTGTTGCCGTCGCAATCCTGCGATGGGGCTAACTGCCGAGACAACGGAATCGATAAATTCAGTAATCATCGACGGCCCCCCACGATTCTACCGAGGGAAATACCGCCCGATCCGCTTTCGCGTTGGACTTGGTGCAACAACGCTTTTCGCTGTTCAAACAATGACGCTAGGTCAAGCTTGGTGACGGTCCGCGACCCAATGGAATACTGAGACGCCCCTCCATTCAGAAGGGCCTCAATAGCTGCGTCGATTAGTGCCAACAGAGATGCCGCTGATGCCATGCGTCAATCGTTGCATGGCTTGCTGGCCTTTGGTAGATGCCTGTACTATTCCATTAGTACACCGCTACAAATTATTTACGTTCTTGCGCCCAAGTATGCCCGCAGTATGAGCATCGGCAATAGCGGACCTTGGCCTTCGTGCAATAGACCCGGCTGTAGCTCTTGCCGATCGGTCGGCGTGATTCGCATAGCGTGCAGGGCCTTGCTTCGTCTTCGCGAGGGATGGGGGTCTCGCTAGCTTCCTTCATCGCTTGCATGTGGATTCTTGCGGATGAGTACTTTGGGCTTTCGTAGTCCGGCAGGTCGGCAGGAACGCCTAGCGATTCGACCATCTTGCTGACGATACCCTGGCTAAATTCCTGGTGTGTTTGCGTCGGCTCTTGCGGTTGAATTGGCTGGATGTCAACCCGAGGATCTACCCATTCCCGCTTGCCTGTTTGCTGCTTTGGTTTCTTTGCCATACTACCCTCTTCTTTTGGGAATCCATCCACCTTGTCGCTGCCTGAATCGTTGCTGCCCGTGCCTGTAGGCTTGCTGGACAGGCTTGGCTTGTTTCGGCTCATCGCCTATGTGCTTTGGAGCTACCTCGATTTCGCTTGGGGCGATTAGCTTGACCCCGCAGGCTTCGGAGCCCGCCGCCGCCATGTAGGTTGCATCGAGCCAATGGTTGTTCGAGTCTCGGACGTTCCAATAAGTTTTAGTCCCTTTGCCCTCAGTAAACTTGGTGACTAACTCTTCGGCTGCAATATGCTGCGCGTACTGGGAATGCCGCTTTTCGTCTTCAAGCGAAAAGACCGAAAGCGACCCGCGCCGAAGCATGTTCGATTCGTCAAACGTCGGCGTTAGGAATCGCTCATGGATGAACTGTTTCCAGTAGCTTGTATCTAGCTCGTAGAGCCAAACATTCGACGACGGAAGCTTTTGTGCGTGAAGGTTAGCCCCTGCGATTGTTACCGAACTGGACTTGGCTTTCCTGTGGTACGGGTCTTGCCCCTTCGATGGATGGAAGATACCGCCGACTTCGCGACAGAATGAGTATGCCGCGTTGGTAAACGCCCCTGAATCAACTAGGCAAAAGTCGATCGGCCGCCGCGTTCCGGTTGTGTCGATGAATTCTTTTTGAAGTAGCTCATCCCGAAGCGATAGCAAGGCTTGGTAAATCATCGGCTCGCTAGCCTCGTGATCCATGCTCTTGTCGGTCCCGTAGACCTGCTGGAATCCGTAGTCTGCTACAACGCCCCCGGCGCCGTGCCACCATGCCGTCACAACCCAATGGAGCGTGTACTTGCCCAAGTCGATCGCCGCTGTCAGTGCAACGGTATTGGCCGGTAGTTGCCTTCGGACCAAGCCGCTTATCCTCGACTCGACAAGAGCCGGGGTAATGCCCAAGCCCATTGGCCCGGCTTCTTCTGGTGGGTCGTTGTCGTCTTCGGTCGATACCGCCTTTTGGCCACGGTCGGCTACCCGGTTGAAATAGCTGTGGACTGCAGATAGCTCCATCGGTTCGCCGTCGCTATGGGTCTTTCGGGAATAGCTGGCCTGATTGCTTACCACGGCCCCGCGTTCGATCTCGGCTTGATTGTCACGCCAAAAACAAAAAGCCTCCCTGGCGTCTGGGTCGGCGGCTTTTCGTCCTTTGCGAAGGTCGATGTACTGTTCAATCAAGTCCATTCGATCCGGCTTCGTAACGAGCTTGCGGTATCGCTTGCCCCTCCAAGATGGTTTCTGCCGCGGGTCGGTGTACTTAAAGGCAATACACTTGCGATTCTGAATCGTGCAAAGCATTACCCGAGGGATCCGCTCGGAGGACTGCCCTAAGCCGCCGATGTCTTGCTCGATGATTTCCTCATTCTTGGCAATCATTGTTTCGCTGGCCGCCGCTTCCCGGTCTTCGATGTCGTCGAGGATCGCAAGCGTCGGCCGAGCCGACCGGAACTTGGTGCCGCGAATGGCCCCATCGATACCCAGGGAGTAGAACACTTGCCCCTTGCTACACGGCTCGATCTCTTTGGGCCAATCGGGAATCTGAGCCCGGTTGATCGTAGGGAAGACAAAAAATTCCGGCCCGATAACAATGTTGGTCGATTGCCCTCCGCAAGTCTGCATTCGGCCGCGGCTTGACCAACCGCCAACGGCTTGAAACGGGATCCCGATTTCAGGATAGTCCGCGATGAACAAATCGTTTTGCTGCAATTGCTCA